CAAGATGATCGCCGCGCGCGATGCTGCTACGGCAGCGGGGTGCATCTGATGGGCCTCTATGAAGTCACCAACGGCTATATCGGCGAGAGCTACGTGCGATGCTTGGTAGTGGCAGAGAGCCCCGAGCAAGCGATTGAACTGGCCAAGCCCAAGTACGCCGAGAAAGCCAACGGACGCGAGAACTACATGGGTGGCCTGAATGCCGAATGCCTGTGCCCAGATGTCAGCCAGCCATGGGCGGGCGAGGTCATAGACGGATGAGGCGAATTCCGAGTATGTCGGCTCTTGCTCTCATAGCGCTTGCGGGCGCGCCAATCGTGCGCGCGCAAGCGGCGGCAAGGCAACGCCAAGAAGAAAACATTTCTCGCTGTCGGGTGTTGGCTCAGATCTTTGGGATGCCGACGGATGAGGTACAGAGACAGGCCGCTGAACTAGATTGGGACATGCGCGCGCTGCAGCAAAGGTTGGAAGGGCCTCCGACACAGATCGCAGGATGCAATCTTCCGGTTCTGGCGAGCCGCGAACTGGCAGATGTCATCACCTTTGATCGGATTGTCGGGACGTTCCTGGCCCAGCCGCGGCCGGATGCTGCCGATGGGCTGTGGCCATGTCGGACGGCGCGTCGCTTTCTGGATGAGCTGATTGGGGACGATCGCGATCGGCAGGGGCTGATGCGGAGCATGGAGGCTGCGAAGTGGAGCGAGCGCGGTGCGACCAGCCGAGCGATCGGCGAAGGCGGCGAGCAGGAGCGCGAGCTGGCTGCGCAGCTCCGTCAGGGGGCCGCACGCATTCCGGTGCGCTATCGCTGGACCCGCGCGCTGCTAGAGCAGCTTGCGGCGAGGTATGACAGAGAAGCCCAGTATCACGACCAAGAGGCCGAGGAAGACCGGTGGAGATTCGCAATGGCAAAGCCTAGTACAGCAGGTAAGTCCGAACAGAGCGTGCAGGAGGACCCGCCGGCCCCGGTGTTTCCTCTGTCGCGCGTCAAGATGGAGAACTTCCGCGCGCTGCGCGCTCTGGACCTGAAGCTCGATCCGCATCTGAATGTCTTTATTGGTCGCAATGCCAGCGGCAAGACGACCGTGCTCGATGCCATTGCGGCGGGGCTGGCCGCTGTGCAGGACGAGCTGTTCGGGTCGCGCATCATCGATCAGCTTATCGACCCGCGCATCGATCGGACGAAGACCTGGGCTGCCGAGGGAAAAGAAACGCAGGCCGAGTTTCTGCGCTTGCAGTACTGGGGTCAGTCGGAACGCAGCCAGCGCGAGCGCCAGCCGTCCGAGCGGACCGATCGCGACGCCCAGCCCAAGGTACTGAACTGGAATGTCTACAAGAGTGGTGCCGGCGGACGCGGGGCCCGCGATACAGGGATGGAAGAGAGCGCTCTGCGGGGCCCTCTACGGGGCGTTAAGCAAGCTCTACAATATCGCGAGTCGGACCCATCGCCGGTGCCGATCTTTGCCTACTACGGCAGCAAGCGGGCGATCTCGGCCGAGGTGCTGCATCAGGAAGCGAAGCACTTAGAAGATCTGCCCGATGGCGAATGGCAGCTTCGGCGGGCGGCGGCCTATGACGACGCGCTAATTGCAAGTGCCGGCTACAAGAACTTGGTCAGTTGGTGGCGCTCGATGCAGAGCGCCGAAGATGAGCTGAAAAAAGAGCGCAAGGACTTCTCGGCCCAGCTTCCCGCGCTGTTGGCGGTGCGTCGGGTGATCGAGAAAGCCGTGCGATCCCAGGAAGCGGGCGGCATGCGCTGCTGGAACCCACGCACCAAGGGGGGGCGCCCGGGCCTGGTCGTCGATTACCAGCGCGGGGATGGTGAGCCAGCCGAGACATTGGAGCTGGCCCAGCTCTCGGACGGCTTCCGCACGCATCTGGCGCTGGTGATGGATCTGGCCCGCCGTATGGTGCAGGCCAACCCGCCGCGGGATAGCGATCTGGATGAAGCTGGCTGGGGCACGAGCTCGCACGCCGTGGTGCTGATCGATGAAGTGGAGCTGCACCTGCACCCCGGCTGGCAGCGCAGCGTGCTCAAAGACTTGTGCGAGGCGTTCCCAAGCACCCAGTTCATCGTCACCACCCACTCGCCCCAGTTCATCGCCATGGTGCCGCGGCAGCATGTGCGGCTGCTTCATAACTTCCAGGTATCCGCAGATCTATTCACCGAGGGACGTGACACCAATGGCTTGCTCGAAGAAGTCTTCGGCATCTCGCCGCGGCCCCACTTCATGCAACAGGCACTCGATCGGCTTTTTGAGCTGCTTGACGACAAAAAGTTTGATGAAGCCGCTCAGGCTCTAACTTCCTTGGAAGAGAAGCTCGGCCCCAATGACGAGGCAGTCGTGCGTGCCCGCTGGCTGCTCGATTTAGAGCAGACCGCTCGCACGCAGAAAGAACAGCCCGGGGAAGGCTAGGCCCAATGCTGCGATATCGGTCCAGCACAGGCCCCATCGCGAGCTGCCGTTATCGGCCCTGATAGCTCAGCCGACCCCACCGCAGAAGCCACGCAGGCGCAGCAAGCGGGCGCAGAGAGCGCGCCGCTCGATCTGGAACCACACCACCTAGCGACACCCCAGGGCGTAGAGCCGGCAGACGTTGCCGGACAGGCACCGAGGAGCCCGCATTGATCACCTGGTGGCGTCGCTTTTTGGCTAGATCCTCGACAGCGTAGCGAATCGAGGCCCCACACTGCGCACGTCCCCGCCCTCTGGGCTAGCGCGAAACGCGGAAATCGTCAAGAATAACCTAAAAGTTGCATCGATGAGCGAGGCTGCGCCGACAATGATAAAAGATCAACACTTCCAATGGCTGCCGCTGGATGTGATTCGTCCATGGGAGCGCAATCCGCGTAAAAATGACCCGGCTGTCCTGAAAGTCGCGTCGTCAATTCGGCGATTCGGCTTCATTGCGCCGGTGGTGGTTTGGGCTAGCGCTGGGCGTCTTGTTGCTGGGCACACGCGACTGAAGGCGCTGCGGAGATTGCTGGCCAACGAGCCGGGATTCCTGCCACGGGGGGCTCCCGCGTCTGGGCTAGTGCCTGTTCGATTTGCTGAGTTTACGTCGGAAGCAGAAGCAGACGCCTATGCCCTTGCGGACAACCGGCTGAATGAGATTGCGACATGGGATTCCACTGCACTTGGGGAGATCCTCGCAGAGTTGCAGAAAGTAGACACAGCCCTGGTGGCCGACATCGGATTCTCGGCCCAGGAGCTGGCGAAGCTGATGCCCTCAGATTCCACCGGCGAAGCAGATGACCCTGCAGAACCAACGGAAGAACTGCGCAAGAAGTGGCAGACCGAAGAGGGGCAGCTTTGGCTGATTCCGAGTCGAAGCACGCCGAGGCGGGTTCACCGCATCATGTGCGGCGATAGCACGAACTCACAGCACGTCGAGCGACTACGTGATGGGGATCGGTGGCTGCTCATGGTTACTGATCCGCCGTATGGAGTGGAGTATGACCCGACGTGGCGCGATGATGCCCTGGCGACACCGGGGCAGGTGAAAGCGCGGGGCAAAGTGCTAAACGACGATCGATTCGACTGGTCTGCAACCTGGGGACTTTACGACGCCGATGTTGCGTACGTCTGGCAAGCCGATCGATTTTTTGCGGCTATGGCCACGCAACTGCAGAACAGCGACTACCAATGCCGTGCAATAATAGTCTGGCGCAAACAGCACTTCCAACTGGGGCGTGGCGATTATCACTGGCAGCACGAGCCATGTTGGTACGCCGTAAAAGCAGGACGCAAAAGCGGCTGGTGTGGTGACAGGACTCAGAGCACGGTGTGGGACATTGCAAATAACTCTGCGTTCGGTCGCAGTCATGACGCCGCGGACGAGCGCACCGGCCACGGCACCCAAAAGCCCATCGAATGCATGGCGCGTCCCATCCGTAATCACTTCCATCCGGGCATCATCGTCTGCGATCCATTCCACGGCAGCGGGACCACGCTCATCGCAGCCGAGCGCGAACAGCGCATCTGCTACGCGATGGAGCTTGGTCCGCATTACGTGGCGGCGCAGTTGGAGCGGTGCGTCAAACTGGGCTTGGAACCGAGGTTGTCCTGATGCCACGACCAAAGACCAGCAGAGTCGATATCGAGGCGTCAGAGCGACGATTAAAAGCGCTGGAACTACGGCGAGCCGGCATGTCCTACCGCGCAATCGCGGAGCAAATTGGCTGTGATCCATCCGCGGCCTATCGCCATGTCGCCACCGAGCTGCAGGACATACGCGAAGCATGCAAAGAGGCAGCGAAAGACCTGCGCGACCTAGAGCTGAGTCGTTTAGACCTTTATCTGCGTGCACTGATGCCAAAGATATTGGCGGGAGACACAAAAGCGGTAACAGCTGCTCTTGGTGTGGGGAAGCGTCGGGCTGAACTCACGGGTCTGGATGCTCCGGTGAAGGTTGAGCACACGGGCAAGCTGTACACTGTTGCCGCCGCGAGCCCGGATTGCGTAGAGTGGTCCACGCCGCTAGGCCAGGCGGCGGAAAGGGTCAAAGATGAGACGCAAGACCAAGGCGGTGCCGTGTGTGGCGCTGATGCTGATGCTTCTGGGCTGCGGGGAGGGCAGTCCGTGGAATAGAGATTTTGGTCCATGTGTGCCATGCCCCACGGATATGGGCGCGGAAGCCGTCAAGGACGCGTGCGGCGTGGACTACTGCCAGTACGACTATGCGGTGCGGGGCTATTGTTGCGGGCGCTTCAATCCGCGCGCGGATGGGGGAATGCGATGAGCACACGGATAAGGCGATCCTCTGGAGAGGTTGCGGACCCTGGCATCGTGATGCTGTTTAGCAACTCGAAGCGATGCCCAGTCACTGCCAGATATCCCAAATCACAAGCAGTCGTCGCGAGGACATCCCGAGTCGTCGGCGCGCGCGGTCACGTGGCCATCGGAAGTGGATACGTCGACGATATCGGGCTCGTGCGTGTGAGGCTGGGCCAGCTTGCAGGAGCACCGGAATAGCTCCATGCCGGTGCCGTTCAGCCCACTGCCATGGCAGCTTGAGCCATGGCGCGACAAGCGCCCCACGTTAGTCCTGGCTGGGACCGCTGGCACTGGCAAGAGTTCGCTCGCCTATGAAAAGGTTAACGCCTACTGCATGCGGTTTCCGGGGGCGCTGGCGATCGTCGTGCGGAAGTATGCCGAGAGCCTGAAGAACAGCGTGATCCCGGCGTTTGAGCAGATCTGCGACGAGCGCGTGGTGCATGCGCAGAGCAAGAGCCGGTTCGAATATCCGAATGGCAGTGTCATCGTCTACGGGGGCATGAAGGATGAGAAGCAGCGGCAGAAACTGCGCAGCATCGGCAACCTGACCAGCGGTGCTGATATCGCACTGATGGAAGAGGCCAACGCTTTCACCCCCGACGACTTTGACGAGTTATCAGGCCGCATGCGCGGCAAGGCTGGGCCCTGGACGCAGGTGATTCTTGCGACGAACCCCGACGCGGAAAGGCACTGGATCAACCAGCGCTTCATCCGACCGAGCCTGTCCGGGCTACTACACGATGTCGGCGTGTATCAACCTACGCTAGACGACAATCCCACGCTTCGTGCGGACTACGTGGCGCGCCTGGATGGGCTGCGCGGGGTGATGCGCGAACGGCTGCGCTTTGGACGCTGGCGCAACGCAGAGGGCGCGATCTATTCCGAGGTCTGGGATCCGGCTCGCCACATCGTCGAGCCGTTCCCGATCCCGGACGACTGGCGGCGCATCCGAGCCACAGACTTTGGCTTTGTGCATGCGCGCGTGGTTCTGTGGATTGCCGTGGACGGGGACGGATGCATGTACGTCTACCGGCAGACCTATCAGACACGGCAGAAGGCCAGCGACAGCGGACGCGAGATCATACGCCTGACCAACCGAGAGCGCATCGAAGCCACGATCTGTGATCATGATGCGGATGAGCGCGCGGAACTTGAAGACTGCGGCATCCCCACCACGCCAGCGAACAAGCAGGTCATGCGCGGGATCCAACTGGTCATGCAGCGCCTGGAGACTGACCGGCTAAAGTTCTTTCGCGGGTGCCTGGTCCGGGAAGATGACGCCCTGCGCCAATCCTACAAGCCATGCAGCACAGAGGAAGAGTTCGAAGTCTACAGCTACGCCAAGGGTGCCGATGGGGCGGTTCTCAAAGAGCAGCCGATCAAGGAGAACGACCACGGCATGGACGCTGTCCGCTATGCTGTGATGTTTGAAGACCGCAATTTGCTAGACCCTGCCGGCAGTGACCTCGACGCCATCAAGCGCGAGACGCGACGAGCGCAGGCTGAACTAGGCGGCGGGCGTATGCTGGCCCCGCAGCGAACGAGCATTCTCGGCGGCGGCGGCGGCCGCTGGCGAGCATAGGAGAAGCAATGAGCAAGCGAGCGAACGATCGAAAGGGTGAAATCTCACAGGACCGCGCGGCGGAGAGAACGGAGAGCGCGCCGCGCGGCGGAATAGCCGAAGCTGAGGCCGATGCGCCGGATGTGCGCGTGCTGATACCACCAGAACCCCTCGCCACGTCGCAGCAAGTCATTCCCGCAGCCATGGCCAGCCTGTGGCGTGCGATGGTGGCGCTTCCAACAGGGCATCCAGCGCTGAGGAGCCTGCAGAAGTGCGAAGACGCCGACCTAGCAGAAGCGGCGCCGATGCTGAAGAATTACGGCGCGGCGCTGCGGTTAATGCACCTGAATGCCTCTGCGGAACACGTCGAGCGGGCCACGGAACTGCTGAGCGGGCTTGGCAATGCTTGAGTTGCAGTGCCAGAAGTGCGGACGAACATCGGGACGATCTTGGCCAAGGGCTGCAGCGCTTGCGATTCTGCGCAGCAATGCGCTCCGCAGCTCAGCGGAACTAGAGCAAGTGGCTGTCCAGCATCCAGATCAGCTTATCAAGGCCCTCTTGCAGCGTCAGTAGTAGGTTCGCGCTGACCTGATCCCCCTCCGCCAGTAGATCCGTAATCGCATCCAACTGCAGCTTGGCGACCCGCGAGGCCGCGGCGCTGACTTGGCCAACCAAGGCTAAGCCAGAGCGCTCGGTCACCGCCAACACACCTACAGAATTTCAGGACCCTGTAGGTCTGTATGAGGCAGGAACAAGGACGCTCGGAAGGCTATCCTGGCTTATTCCTGGTTCGATTCCAGGGCAAGCACCCCATACAGACCTCGGGCGCTAGGATTCCACTGGCAGAAGCAGCAGCCCGTCGGCCTTGCCTGCCCCAATGAGCGCCAGCGTCACATTACGCGGCGCGTGCAGGTTCTGCGCGACAGTGGACGGCAGCGGCAACGCGATCCACTCCCAGGCGTCGACCTCTTGATCGGGATCGTGCAGCGTGGCGGGCGCTGTAACCACGCCATCCGCGCGGTAGGCGTGAATCAGGTACGCGCCCGCTTGGCCGCTGCCGATGTGCCGTAGGGGGGCGCTGATTGTGGCCTCTTCCCAGAGCTCGCGTATCGCGGCAGCGTGCGGCGCCTCGCCCGGCTCAAGATGCCCGCCGGGCAGCGTCCACTTGCCAGAGTCTCGCCGCTTGCCCATGAGTAGCCGGCCCGCCCCATCAAACACAGCGACCGATGCAATTGCGGTCAGGTCGCGCGTGCGCTGGCTGGCCCCACGTGTTCCCAGGCGGGGCGCGAGGCTGTGCTCTGGCTCCGGCGCTGTGAGCAGATCCAACGGATCGCCATCCAGCAGCGCCAGCCGTGCGCCGATTGTGCGGGCCTCAGACTCACTGAGGGATCCCTTAATCTTGGCGGCTGTGTCCTCGCTCCACTTGCGCCCGCGCCCATCACCGAGATCTCCCCAGAGTCCCCAGGCAATGCGGCCGTTACTCGGCTTGCGCAGATCCTTCCACTGCACGTGGCTTCGGTCCCCCTCGTGTCGTGGCCAGTAGCGGGCAATGTGCAACACGTCGGCGCGCGACAGGCGACCGCGAACGATCTTGCGGGCCATAGAGCGGCCCACTTCAGTCCCCCCTCGTCGGAACTCATGGACCCACCCTAGCGACCGGCGAGCGGCGCGCTTCATGTGCTCCGGCGGATCGTAGTGCTCATCTGCTGCCAACTCAGCGGCATCGTTTTCGTCGTAGGTGTCTTCTCCGTCGAGCAGCGGGATTCCCGCGCGCTCCATCGCTTCCAGGATGTCGACCGTCTGCCAGAACTTGGCGGCAGCGTCGGGAGGGGCTTTGTCCAGTGCCTTGACGAAGGTGCCGAATGCTTGGCCGAACTGCGCAGCGCGAACGCCGGCCTGCATCTTGTCTTCGGGATCGGTCTTGTCGAACACCAGCGACCAAGAGCAATCAGACGGAAGCGCACCATTCAGTTCTGGCCAGTCAGCGGGATCGCTGCCGAAGTTGGCCCGCGCCCAGGTCTTGCTGATGTCCTCGCAGCCTGTCTGAACCTTCTGCAGATAGCTGAACGCTCGACGGCGCAGAAGCTTCATCGCCTCCCGCATCGCAGCAAGAGAGCCTCCCTTGACCGACTGCAGCAGGTTATGACCGAGGATGATGATCGCCGCGCGCTCGTCGAAGCGCGCTAGCAGATCCTGCATCGTCTGGTAGCCCTGCGCGTCGACCTGCACGTACTTCAGATCGTACCCGCGACCATGGTCGACATCTTGCGGGCTTACGATCATATCGCCACCGCGCATCGCGTCTTCTTTGGCGTAAAGCCGCTGCGCTTCGGGGCTCTCTCGCATCACCCTGGGGATGATTCGGTTTTTGATGGGCTGGGCAAACTTGTCGTTGAAGTTGGCCCAGAGGTCATCGCCGGTGATGATCTGCCAGTAGGCAAAGGCCAAGCGGCGGATCATGCCCTTCAGCCAGGGCCGCGTGCCGCCGAGCGAAAACACCACCCACTCGCGCCCGTCGTTGCTGATGTACTCAATGCCTCGGTCTTGCGATAGCCCCTGATAGCACCACAGATCCTGACGCCACATCAGGTTGGAGTGCGTCCAGGGAATCAGACGCATCTCGCGCTGGCCGCTGCGCCAGGTCCACTGGATCCGGCTGACCTGCATGCCAAACACGGCCACGCGCTCGATGATCTCGGCCAGGATTTCGTCCGGCAAAACCGCCTGCCAGTTGCGCGCAAGCTCGTCAGTAAACTGATGCATCTCGTCCGGTGCGTGCTTGGGGCACTTCAGCGAGTGCGGGAAGTCGCACGCCGTCTCCGTCAGCATCTGCAGCGCCGAGCCGATTAGGCCATCTTTCTTAAGTGCGTGATAGAACTGCTCCGACAGTTGGAAGTTGCCGATATCGTGCGCATCAAGCATCTGCATGATGGCCTTCGCGTCCCATCCTGTGAATGGGTAGATCGGGAACGCCTCACGCCTGGATTCAAAGTCCGCCGGCGTGAGTGGGTCAAGTTCGCGGGGAGCTAGCGCAGGAGGAGCAGAGGGGCGCGCGCGGAACACCGCAAGAAAGCGGTCCATCAAGCTGGGTTGAGCCATGCCGGCACTTTGCCGGCTCGACGGAGAATGCCCAAACTGTGCTAACCCTGGTCAGCCATAGCCAACGCGGGGTCGAAGAATCAGGCGGCGCGTCGGGCTCGACGGAGATTGCGAGGAACCCTTGGGTATTCGATGCGCATTTTTGTGCAGAACTCCTCGATCGCCTTGTCGAGGACCTGCTGATCCGTGGGTGCAAAGCCAAGACTGCGCGCGGCGTGCCGCTTGGCTGCATTGTATGCTTCTAACTGCTCCTCGCTGAGGCGGCAGCAGACCTGCCAGCGTTTACGGCGGACCGGGGGTCTGGATTGGGTGGGTGTGTGCTGGGCCATGGCTGCACACCATAGCACAGGCTGGCCACTATAGCACTAGCGCGCGCAAGCCTGCAGCGTAGCGGGGTGAGCAGCGAGGCCAGCACGCGAGCGCATACGGGCCCGGTCCCATTTGCCAGCCACCCGGTACACAAGACCGAGTCCTGGGACGGGGATGGCGCGCGAATGCGTCTGCGAAAGCACGCCTCGTCAGATGGTTCGGGCGATTGGGACAAGGTCGACCGCGCCACGTACGCGCGCGGCTTTGCTTATGTGGCTGGCAACGGCGAAAAGCCTAGTGACTACAAACTGCCGCATCACGACGTGGTAGACGGCAAGATGGTCACGGTCCCTGCTGGTGTTGAGGCGGCCATCGGTGCAGCCAGTGGCGCACGTGGTGGCGCGGACATCCCTGACAGCGAGATGGCCGCAGTACGGGCGCACCTGGGCAAAGAGTCCAAGCATGCGCTTGACCGCCCAGCGCCATGGGACCGGACAGAACTCAGCGCCGAGCCCTGTGCAGATCTTGCTGTCTTGGATGCCAGTGACCTGCCGCTGCCGCTGCTTCCGCGCATCGGCGGAGAGCCACCCAAGCGGCTGCTGGCCTTCAAGTGGGGCGCCAACCCGACGACGAAAGGCACGCTGTACCTGACGCCAGAGGGTGCGCAGCGGTTCATGGCGGCCTATTCCGCCCGCGGCGTGCGCCTGTGCTTTGACTACTACCACGCCAGCTACAACCCCGCCGTCGCGCCGTCAGAGCGCAAGGCAGCCGGGACATGCGTCCCCAGCCTCGATGCCGTGGGCCTTTGGTACGAAGATATCAACTGGACTCCGCCAGCATCAAAGGCAATCCGCGACGGAGAATGGCCGTACTTTTCGCCCGCCGTGCTGCACGACAAGTCCGGCGTGATCGTTGAACTCAAAAACCCCGGTCTTGTGATCGATCCCGGAACCGTCAACGCGCGGCCAGTCGTCCTTGACCACGCCACCCCCAAAGGTGAACCAATGGCTGACAAGAAGCGGCTGACGCTTGACGCGTACAGCGCAGGGCAGGGCTTTTTGCGCGCGTGCCAGGCGATGGCCGACACGGACGGCGCCGAAAAAGAACTCGGAAACCGCATGACCGGCATGGCTGCCGAGATGCTTGCCAGCATGGCCGGACACATGAAGCAGGCCGGCTACATGAGCGAAGGCGATGTGGAATCCGGCGCCAGCAAGGCGAAGCGGGATCGCGTCGCGGACCGCATGCTTGCAACCCTGGAAGCCCAGCTGGGCGAGACCGATCCCGATCGCCTCGAAGGGCGCTTGATGGCGCGCCTGATGGCCCCTGCCGCTTCCGCTGCGCCGGGCGCGACCGATGAGCGCACTGTCAAGGTCATGCTCTTGGACGCCTACGCCGGCCGCTATCCCGCGGCGAAGCGTGGCGACCTCGAAGCGCTGTCCCTGGCCGCTCTGGCGGCCTGCCTCCAAGCGTCCGCAGAGATCACCCCGAGCGCCGTCGTTCGCGAGGCCGCCCAGAAGCCGCCGACCGTGGCGCAGTTGCAAAAGGATCTAGCCCAGATGCCCAGCCCAACTGCACCCGCTGCCGCAGCCAGTGCGCAGCCTACGACCCTGGCCGCGTGCGACGATCGCCAGCGCGCCCGCGTCAAGTTGTACGTCGAGACGGAGCGCAAGGCATTCGCTGCGGCGGGCGTGGCCTTTGATGAGGCCCGCGCCACGGATGAAGGGCTGATGCTGCTGTCAGACACGCTTCCGGACGACGACACCCAGATCCGCCACAACCCGCTGCCCTTCGCGGCGACGTATCAGGAGTAAGCGACCATGGCCGCTCTCGCGCAAGACATCGTCCGTCCGTTCTGGTCGCTACCTGAGGTGGCGCCGAACGACATCCACACCCAGAAGCAGAACACAATCCTCTATCAGGGCGCCGTGGCCGTGCAGGTCGCTGGCAAAGCCCAGCCGGCCGCGTCCGGTGTCGTCGGTCAGACGATCCTGGGTGTCGCTATCAAGCACAGCGAAGCGCCATCGACTGGCGATGTCGTCTACGCAGATCCTGATGCGCTGGTGTTTCACCGTGGCGCCTTCTACTTCGACATGCTGGCCGGCGACTTGCCGACCGAAGCCTTGATTGGCAAGCAGGTCTATTTCGCCGACGACAACACCGTCAAAGCGACCGCAGCCGCGAATGACGTCAGCGGCATCCTGCGCAAGATCGTCGACGGCCAGGCCGTGGTGGAGATCTAACCATGCCCAACTCGCTCACGCAGATGGTTGGCCCGAACGCCGACCTCGACTATTACTTTACGTCGGTCAACAAGGCGTATCAGCGCGCCCTGGCCGGCAACAACCGCGCGCTGTACACGCAGTTCGCCTATGTGCCACCGGCGGGCGTCATGGCCCAGCAGGAGCGCGTGCCAGTGCTTGACGGCAAGGGCAACACGGTCATGGGGCGTCGGGTAAAGTTCCCGATCAACCTGGCCGCGTCCCCGCCGCAGCAGTGGAACACCGGCGACCCGCGCCCCGTCGAGCCGTTCAGCTCGATCGAGGTCGCGGTTGACCTGAAGCGCTACTGCGTGCCCAGCAAGCGCGAAGAGTGGGACACCTGGAATCAAGACCTGTTTGGCATCATCCAGGCGCAGCTGCCGCAGATGATGGACCGGTCGCTGATCCTGTGGGACTGGCTCGTCGCGTCGACCCTGGTCGAGAACGCGATCTGGACCCCGGACGGGCGAAAGTTTTTCACGCCGTCGACCGCGCAGCATCAGGCCAACCCCGCAAAGCCCGGCGTCGGCCTCTACTACAACGACGTGTCGATCACTGCGATCGATCAGGAAAACGTCCGCGCGATGCTGTCGCTGCTGGAAAATGTGCCGGGCCCCGACGGTCTGCCGCTCGACACCGACGATGTGCAGATGATGTTCCTGGCGCCGACGGCGGATATGGAAGTCCAGCTGCTGAACGTTCTGAACGCGGATATCGCTGCGGTGCCGGTTGGGACCAACGCCGCCGCCAGTCAGACCAACCAGCTGAAGGGCCGCGCGCAGGTTAAGCTGTTCAAGCAGCTGGCCCGCACCAAGCAAGCGCCGATCTTCGGCGGGACGAACCAGGACCGCGGCAAGGTTGGCTATCTGCTGGCTGTTCCGCGCGGCGAGGACCGGCCAATCGCCGTCGTTCCGACCCGGCAGCCCACGCCCTACTACACCGGCCTGAATGGCAGCGACCATCTGCGCGCGACGCAGGGCGCGATCGAGTTCGGTTGGGATGCCTTCGGCAACGCCAAGCTGATGATCCCTGCCCGCGCGCTGCGCTTCACGATCCAGCCGTCCTAAGCGGACACGACAGGGGCCCATGTCGAGCTTCACTCCAGCGCGCCTTGCGGTCATTCCGCTAGCCAGCCTTCCGCCGGCGGGTAGTCCGCCAAGCGCCATCGATGCCGTTGCGAGCGCAAGCACCGCTCCGCGACGCATCGAAAAGCGCAACGGCTACAACTCGCTAGAAGTCGCCATGGATCCGGGAGAACTGGCCTACACCGCCAGCGGCAGCGGCGCATATGCGGTCTATCGCTATTGGCAGGAGCGCCAGGTCTGGATTCCAGAGGGGCCGCGTGGCGCCACGCCCTTCACTATCGACTTTGGGGCGGCCCCCGCTGGCATTGTTCCCGCGCGCATCTCGACCGCCACGCAGCCGTGCTTCTTAGCGATTGTGCTGGTCAGTGGCACGGGTGTTCAAATTGGCGCAGATCTAGCTGATGCCCTGGTGTTGGAGCAGCACCGCTAGCAATGGTCATCACCGATCCCACATACATCACGCCGACGGAGCTTCTGACGCGCGCGCCCCTTGGGGCTATCACGCGCGCCGAGATTCCAGGGCCTGGTCAGTGCGGGACCCTGTCGGCGCTTGTGGCTCCGCTGGGAGCGGTCGGCAGCATCAAGCTAGGCGGATTCCCGATTGATGCTCGATCTTTTGTGCTTGAGGTCGTGGAAACCGGCGACTTGGGCGCTGCTGTCTTTCGCTTCAGTGATGACGGCGGGGCGACGTGGCAGAACCCAGTGCAGACGGTCCCAAACGAATATCAAAACAGCCGCTTTGATTATGAACTGCCAGTCCAGGGTGTTCAGATCCAAGCGTTCAACGGTGTAACGTCGCCTGCCTTTGTGGCCGGTCAGCAGTGGACCTGGAGCACGACCGCAAGCCCGCTTCTGCTGGCCGTGTGCGACGAGATCAGCGCGCTATTCCGTAAATGGGCCTACAACCAAGGTAAGCCGATCACGGACATCGACGCCGCCGACCGAGCCCACGTTTGCTACCTTGGAAGAGTTCGGCTTGTTTCTGGGCGTGGCACGGTGCCCGATGACTGGCGCTTCCTGTACGCCGAAGCGCAAAAGCTCATGCGCGCAGAAGCCGATGGTGACGCGCGACTCAACAGCAGCCCGGACCCGGATGGGTCCGTGTTCCCCGACTATGAGCGCAACCGCCCCGCGTTCCGTGGGGTCTGGAGACATTAGACGATGTCGCATGCCTTCTCGATCAACTGTTCCGTTGGTGCCAGCAACTACATCAGCCTTGCGCCGTTTGCCAACAATGCCGATACCCAGAGCGCGGGCATCTATCGCGCCGGCCATGTGCGCGTCTCATTGGCCGGCATATCAAACGGAGCCACCGCAGCAAATGGCCTTCAGGCCATGGTGCGTCTGGTTACGTTCGATAGCGCGCCGACCAATCCAGGGCCGGCAATGGCGATCCCAGCCGCCGCTGGAACACCAGTAAACTCGATGCTCCTCAGCACCCTGAGCGGCCAAACGCAACTTGAGGTTGGCCAGCCCTACCAAAAAGGCTTCAGTGCAGATGCCCAAGGGAAAGCGGTCGGCACGCATCTTCTGTGTGAAGGGATTACCGCCGACAGCAACGGGAACATCTGGATCAATATCGAGGTCGACTAGGCCAGCGTCATGCCGCGCGGAACCGACATACAGCGCCTGCGATCGCGCTGCATCACGGCAGAGCGCCGCGTGATGCAGGGCTGCGCGCGCGCGTTGGTTCCGGTGCTGTCTGCTGAACTCGATCGCGAGTTTCGGCAGGGCGTTGATGTCATGGGCAAGCCATTCGAACCGCCGAAGGACGGTCACCGTCCTCCGATGGTTCGCAGTGGGACTCTGCGCCGTTCGATCACGGTCAGTGCGCGGGCGTCTCTGCGTGGGTGGGTTGTCCGGCTGCGAAGTGACACCGATTACGATCACTTCCTGCGCGACGGGACCAGCCGCATGCAGGCGCGACGGTTCATTCCGCGCCCCAGCGATCCAGTTCCGCCTGCAATGGATGCCCTGATCGTGCGAACGATGCAGAGAGTCGTCGAGCGAGAGGCGCGTCCATGAGCCTAATGCGTCCTGATTGGATTCACAGCTGGGCCGAGATGCAGCAGCAGATCAACGCCGACCTGCTACTGCGTCTCAACAGCGACAAGCAGCCCGCCGGCCTCTGGAAAATCGACGAAACACAGCTTGGGCTCTCACGTCCCGGTGGGCAGCGCATTATCTGGGCGATTGAGGGCGGCAGCATCGCGCGCGGCCATCAAGCGCACGGGCCCGACATGCCTGCGCCTTGCGTCGCGATTCGACGGCTTAAACTGCGCGCCGAGATCCGCACGCCAGCCATTCAGCAAAGCGGTATCGATGTCCGCACGCTGGAGGTCGCGGAAGAGGTCTTGCGCGCCGTGATCTTGACCGTGAACAAGTACCGGCCCGCGGACTACGACGTTGACGAACAAGAGGAATCATGGGGCGACTTCAGCGAAAGCCCAGCCCAGCGGGAAATCGTCTGTCAGTACCGCTGGACGCTGGAATGCCTGGTCCTGGGGGACCCGTATCTAACGAAGCCGATCAACCAGATCGATGCGACGGGGGAGATTGTGCAGCCATGAGCAATTTGGCCGAACCGACTGAACCACGCACGCCGCCAGCGCCCGCGGAAGCGCCGCCAGCGACCGACAACCCGCCCCCCTCGCCGCCTCCGGTCATGCCAGAGCTTGCGGGACCAGTTTATGCGCTCCCCAAGGGGTCGGCCGAGCCAGAGCCCGGCAGCATTGCAGCGCACTGCATTGCCCATAAAGCGCCGGCCTGGATGCACGCGGCCCTAAGTGCGGAATATCCGATCGGCCAGCGCTTCACGACGGCTGAATTTATCGCCGCGGTCCGCCGGATCGCTGGCTACACCCTGGGGAGATAACCGATGCCTTCGGTCCCGTCATCAAACCTTCAGGCCGTCAATAACCTGTCCGGCAATGTGCCAGAGAGCCCGGCACAGTCCGGCCTTGTGATCGGCCCCACGCAACTCGGCACGCCACTGCAAATCATCCGAGCTGATTCGATCAGCACCGTGGTCAGTGAATTTGGCGGCGGCCCCGGCAGTGAGTACGCTGGCACGGCGCTCGCTGAAACCGGCCACGGCATCCTGTATCAGATCAAGACCGAGACATCCAACACTGGCACTGCTGGAGCCGTCACAAAGACGGTTGGTGCAGTGCTTGGGGCGGATGTCAGCGCGTTTGGTGCAATTCTGGTGCCCGGCGCCGACTTTAACGGCGATGTTCTGTTCATCGGCAAGCAGGCCGGGGCAGAACTTGAGATCGTCACCGGCATGGCCACGGCCACATTGGTCACTGGCCTGCATGTCAAACTGACGGTCACCCCTGCCACCACTGGCACCCAGCTTGCGGCCCTAATCACGGGCGTCCCGGCGGCGCTTGCGCTGTTCTCTGCGACCGCGCAGGGCACCGGCGCTAGTGTGTGCGGCCAGACTCTTGCCACCACCAGCGAGACCGCCGGGCGCATCGTGCTCAATGCCCTCACCACGGGCATGAGCTACGAAAACATCATCACCGGGCCGCACCCGCATGCTCGCGTGGTGTCGCTGGTGGGCGGCACTACGATCCATGTCGAGCCGGATACCGAAGCCAACGGCGAGCCAACCACGACCGCGATCGTCCTGCAAAGCGACTTGGTGACCCTGGCGGCCAACAACCCCGGCAAGTTCACCAGCACATTGGCGGGCTCTGGCTCCGGCCTGGCTGGGCCAAAGGTCAACACCGCGCTTCCGTTTGGCTCGACCGGCACCATGACGGTCAGCGGCAGCCCCTATGACGCGTACGACGTGTCGATTCAGATCGTCACGGGTGGAGCGCTGGGAACTGCGACCTTCCGCGTCAGTCTGGGCAAGGTCAACGGTGTGCCGCTGTTTGATGGCAACGTCTACCTGATTCCGGCGGGAGGCTCAGTGGTGCTTCCGCAGACCGGCCTGACGTTGACTTTTGCGGGCACATTCGATGCCGACGATCTGTTCAGCTTCGCAACCACGGCGCCCACGTCAACGCTGGCCGATGTCTCGGCGGCCCTGACGTACTTCCTGACGCGACCCGAGCAGGCGTCGCTGATTGCGATTGCTGGCGAGATCCCCGTGATCCAACTTCCAGCATGGATCGCGGCGATGCAGTCCTTCGGCAACCAGTTGGAAAACGCGCGCAAGTATTGCCGAATCCTACTGGAGTACGCAGCGCCGGCCTCTGGGCAGACGAATCCGCAGTGGGCGACCCAGGTGTCAGGAATCTTGGCGCCCCTGGTTGCCGCGCGCGTGTCAGTCTTCGGTGGCCACGACAACATGATCTCGTCGCTGCCACTGCCGCAACTGGGCCGCTTCGGCATCTGCAGTGGAAATCGGGGACTGTTCGCGCGCTTGCTGGCGCTACCCGCGGGCGTCATGCCGGACGATCAGACGCTGGCTGGCGCCATCAATGGCATCGTCGAGGCGTATCAGACCGATGTGGCCGGATCGCTTGCCGCGGCGCGCTCGTCCTACAACTACCTGCTGACCGGGATCCCGGGGGTGCAGGCAGATGGCCTGCTGCTCGATGCGCCCACGGGCGACTTCACCTACATCACTTACGGCCGCGTGCTCGATCTGGGTATGTTCTACGGCTACGCGCTGCAGACGCGCTTTCTGAACACCGCCCAGCAGCGCAACCCGGACGGAACGATCAAGAACACGGCGGCGCGCGCGATTGAGACGTTCCTGACGGACCAGCTCACAAGCCTGATGGTCAAGACGGGCGTCTGCTCGGCCGTCTCGGTGGTTGTCGACCGCACGAATACCGACGCGCGTTTGGTTCTGACCTACCACTTCCAGTTGCTGTTCTACGTCAAGCGCATCGATGCCAAGGCGGGCATCGTGCGCACCATCACCGGGACCCAGGTCCTCTAAGGAGCCACAACCATGATCGACGTTGGATCGCCCGGGTATGCCATCGACATTACTACCGCCGAGTTTCAAATCGACGGGGACACACTGTCCGCTGCCGTGAAGTCGATGGAGTTCTCAGCAAAGACGGACGAAGAGATCATCCATCTGCAGGGGCTGCAAGATCCCAGCGAGCGCACGCCAGGACAGACCACCTACGAAGGGTCCATGACATGGGCCACTCGACAGTGGTTGCTGTTCTGCGCTCGCTTTGGCGGCTGGAAGGCAGTGCGCAACCGAGAATTCACGCTTGTGGTGAATGCGCAGCCTCAGAACGACACGCGCTTCTATGAATTCAAGTTCCTGCGCTTCCGCATGAAAGACTTTGCGAGCGGGTACGACAAGGGTGCGTCCGAGATGAAGCTCTCATGTAGCTTCCTGGACTACGACCAGACGCCCGTGGACAACGTGCTGACCGCTTGATGTGATGCCCGGCGCGGCTCTCTGGCCCTTGTGGGCTGCGCCGGGTTTTCACATCTCACAGGGGCCAGGGACATAAGGCCAGATGTCTGAAGTGACGCAAGAGCAGTACGAAGCACTGGAAAAGGCGCACGGCGCCGGCATGGTGCGCGTGTTGACGGTCGGGGATGAGGACTTCGCGTTCCGTGTGCCGACCAAAAACGATGTCGCGCTGCTGATCGATGCCAGTGAGCGCAAGGTGCCGTCCGCGCTCGAAGAGTGCGCGATGCGGTGCTTGCTATGCCCAGCGGTGCCCACGGCAAACCGCGGCACGGTCGAAGGCAGCGAAGAAAAAGCCGCCGCCGCGCCAGTACCACAGGAGTTGGTTGCGGAGCGGCAGCGGCTGCAAGCGCGGTATGCGCAATCGGAGTTCTATCGCGACTGGATCGCCAAGGAGTTCCTGGCGAGCGTGGGGCACGGCTGGCGCGTCGAAGATCCGCGAAAGCTCACGTCAGGCCAGTACGAAATCGCGTGCAGCAACCGCAGTGACGAAGCCGAGCGGGTCACCCTGGTGGCTCGCAAGATGTCCGCCGCGCAGTACGCGGCATATCGGCGCAGCATCGTGGAACACAGCACCGATTCGGCGGCTCTCTGCTGGAAGGCGTGCATTGTCAGCGTCGATCGCGATGGCGTCGCCAGCCGGCTGCCGATCTTGGTCGAAACGCTTGAGAGCGTCTTGGTGTCACTTGGAACGGACGGGGGCACCGTTGCCGTAAAAAAGTTCGGCAGTGGGCCAGCCCTACAGCCTGGGACCTCTACGCCGCCGCCAGCCGGGGACGTGAGATAGGCGTGGCCGGCGCCGTGCTATGGGCTGCGGACCACGCACCCGACACGGACGCAGGACAGGCGGGCTACCTGCTCAAGGGCGAATTGGCGCTGTTGCAGATTATGAAGCTGCGAGGACGATGACCAATGGCGACGACGTATGACGTAGGCTTGCGATGGACAGGGGGCGCGGATGCCGCGGCCGCTGTCCGTGCGGCCGATCGTGTACACGAAGCCCTTGGTCAGCTCGAACGTCCCCGCCGCGTTGGGGCCACAGCTTCCAATCAAGCGCGGCGCGTCGCAGATGAATGGCAGCGCATGGCAGCCGCTGCAGATCAAGCGGCTGCGCGCCAATCAGCAGCGGCAGAACGGCAGCGGGCGAAAGAGGCAAGCGCAGCCGCACGGGCCTCGGCGCAGCGGGAGCGGCTTGCCGCGCGTGAGTCGGCGGCGCAGCAGCGCATGGCAGCTCAGGCTGCGCGAGCCGAAGAGGCGGAGCGCATTCGCGGGCTGCAAGCCTTCAAGCGAGCCGAGGACGAAAAGCGCAACGCAGCGTTCCGTCGCCTCATGGCGCAGCAGCGCGAAGAGGAGCGCTTTGCTCGCTATCGCATCGCGCTGGATCGCAGATTGGCGCGGGAGGCTGCGCGCTTGGCCAAGCAGCAGGCTAAGCAGCAGGAAGCCCGCTATCGCGGATACGGTCGGGCTGCCGGTGGCACCCTGGGCTCACTGGCCGGCATGGCCGGGGGCGGCATCAAGGGCGTTCTGGCTGGCGTTGGGGCTGCTGGCCTGTTGGCTGGAAAAGAGGGCCTTGAAACCGCGCAGCTGATCGAGAATGCGCGGATGCGGCTCCGAGTGCAGTTGGGCAGCGCGGAAGCCGCAAACGCGGAGATCAAAGACGCCTTTCGCATCGCCGAAAAGACGATCTTCGACCCTGAGCAGGTGCTTGACGCACTGACCAAGCTGTCGACCAATTTCAAGAACGCCGACGTGCGCCGCTACATCATGGGCGCGGTTAGCGACTTCGCCACAGCCAGCGGCGAAGGCTCCGAGGGAATGGAGCGCAGCATCAAGGCGATCAACCAGATCTTCGCAAAGGGCAAGCTGCAGCAGGAAGAACTAACCGGCCAACTCGGTGAACTCGGCCTGCCTGCGCGCGAGGTTTACGCGCAGTTGGCCACGATCCTCGACATCAAAGAGAAGGATGAACAGAAGCGCACCGACAAGGTGATAAAGCTCATCACGGCAAGTGGCGTGAACGCGACTGCCGGCATCCAGGCAATCACCACAGTCATGCGCAACCTATCCGGCGGTGGTGCTGCGGGAGAGTTTGCCGTCAAGAGCGCCGACACGCTTTCGGGCATGATCTCGAACATCAAAGGGGGCCTAAAGACCCTCTTCGCCGTGAGTGATATCGACCAATGGCCGGCGCTGGTGTCGTTGAAAGACCTGCTGCGCGACGTGGCGGGATTCTTCAGTGTCGACAGCGTCGCCGGCAAAGAGTTCGTCGCGTCGTTGCAGCGTGGCATCAAAGCCGACCTGATGCCCGTGGTGGATCGCATCCGCAAAGGCTTCGCGGCTCTGACCTCAGATCCCGGCAAGCTGGATACGCTAGTCCGCGGCGTAACGCGCATCGTTGGCTGGATGGCAGACCTTGCCGTGGTCGCCGTCAAGGCGGGCGCTGCGTTTGTCAGCCTCTGGGGTGCTACAGTGCAGGCCGACGAGGCGATTATGAGTGCGGTAAGCGGCGCCGTGGAAGCCATGCGCGGCGCATGGCAGTCCGTTGTCGACATCGGCGGGCGCGTCATGCAGGGCCTCGCGCAGGGCATCCGCAACGGGGCGGGCGCTGTCTATGATGCCGTAGCCGGCGTTGGCGATCGCATCCTGCAGAGCCTAAAGGCCAAGCTCGGCATCGCCTCGCCAAGCCGTCGCGGTATCGAGCTCGGTGGCTTCTTCGCGGCTGGCGTTGGCTTAGGCATCGACCGCGGAGCGCAAGGCGTCATGCGGGCAAGCGCGGCCCTAGGCGGCGCTGCTGAGGACGGCTTCGCCCCGCGTGCTCAGCTTGGTTCTGGTGCTGCAATTGGCGGAGGCGGTGGCGCATCTGCATCCGTAAGCGTGCAGATCAATGTGTCGCTGCCAAACGTGCGCGATGCAGCGGAGTTCGCCGCTGGCGTTGGCCCCATGGCTGTTCCTGTACTGGATCGCCAACTGCGCCAGCTTTTGGGCCGCACCGTTGTCGCGGGGGTGGGATAATGCCAATCACCGTCGGAGAAATCGACAGCCCGGCAGACGATCCAATCGCCTACAACGTGATTTGGATCGCCGACCGCTTGTGCCCAGGCTTCTGCCTGCCACCAGAGGGCGAGAACAAGCGCGACGTCGAGCACAAAAAGAGCAAGGGAGCGTCCCGTGACCTGCTGCTCGATCAGGGCAAAGTGCCCACTGAGGGCGTGATCAAGATCCGCACGACCTCGACAGAGCAACTACGCGACCTGCAGGCCTTCTACCAAAAGTACCTGGACCCTGACCGAGCGCTGACCAAACTCAATATCGTGAACATCGCCCACCCGCAGTACGCGGCGCGCAACATCACACGGGGCTACTTCTTTGCGGCGCCTGTTTGGCAGCCGACGCAGCCAGGCGGGATCCGGGCCCTGATTCACGAGTTCCGCTTTAAAGTCGTGGGTCCTAAGACGCAGATCAACAGCGCGAGCCAGGGCAGCCGCAAGCCCAAGGCGGTGGCGATCGGCGGTCCCACGGATCCGAACTTCAAGCCACGCGGCGGGACGCAAAACGCGGTTGGCATCATCACCCCTGCGCAATCGCTGCTTCCCGGCGTTCAAACGCAGAGCAAGGCGCGACCGACAAATCAGGCCCTGACGCTGTATCCGCCGACGGAACTGGAAAAGATTGCGCGAGCCGGGGATCCTACCGCGCAGTTTGTGGGACGCATCATGTCGGAGGCTGCACCGCGATGATCTCGGACGCCACACTCAATGGAATCGCGATCTTGCGCGGCGACATCCTTGAGCCCTATCAGGGCGCCTGGACGGCCGATCTGGAACTGCTCACGGATGGCATCGACGAGCCCCTGGCCGGGGCGGCAACGCTGAGCCTATTGGGGGAAACGTGGGCCGGCACGGTCGCTCATGCACCAGGCCAGCAGACAGACGCACTGTCAGGACAGAGCGGTGGCTTTCTAATGGCCCGCATCGTTGGCGGCGGCGGCGGAATGCAGACTGCCGTGCAGCCCAAGGAATGGCCACAAGGTGTGCTTGTGCAGCAAGTGCTGGCGGACCTGCTGCAGTTGGCAGGCGAAACCCAGTCACCAGAGATCGCGCCTCAGCTTCTGGCCAGGCTGCTGCCGCAGTGGAGCTATCCCGCTGGATCCGTAAACTCTGCCTTGAGCGCGCTGGCTGCCTACCTGGGCTGTGTCTGGCGCATCCGCCGCGATGGTCTGGTGTGGCTCGGCGTTCCGACGCCAACACCGGCCACAGCCCCGGACTACATCATCGCCGACGTTGCTCCAGAAGCTGGCATGGTGGGCTGGGATTTGAATGATGTCAGCGTGCGCGTGGACGACATTGTCGACGGGCTGACGATCCGGGTCATCAATTGGGTTTTCACCCCGGACAGCCTGCGCGCTGTCATCACCTACGCGCCAGGCCCGGCCGCTGCGCTCTTTGCCCTCTTCGACCAATGGCTGCGCCGCGTGGGCTATCCCTTCACGAAATGCCAGCCTGGGCGGATCGCCGCGCAAAACTCAGACAACACGGTCCAGTTTCAGCCCGACGACAGCACGATCGCGCCCATGCGCCGCGTGGGGATTCGTGTGGGTCTGCCGGATACGAGCATCCAGATCAACCCAAGCTCGCGCGCAGTCAGTTGCTGGGAAGCCGGCCAGCCGACCGGGCCCGTGCTGCAGTCCTTCGGAGACAGCACGGCGAGCAAGATCAAGATCGCGGCAAGTCAGAGCCCGCTTGCAGTGGCGCGCAAAACCGACACCACGCGCAGTGGGACTCTGGCGGCTGCGGTAGCCACCCCAATGGCCGGGACAAACGTCGTCACATTGACCTACACAGACAGCGAGGGCGCTGTCAGCCCCCTGCTGACGCTAACGTTTGTGATGGGTCTACTGACCGCAGCGGCCGCGCCAACGCCTCTCGCGCAGGTGAATGGGCGCATCACGGGCGGCTCGTCCGTCGTGGAAGCGGGTGGCTAATGGACGCGCTGCAAATCGCCAACCTGCAAGATTATCAGCACCTTGGCATCGATATCGATGTCACGCCCGACCTGTCAGAAAACGAACAGCTGCGCGCCGAGTTCGACTGCATCGCGCAGGACCTGGTCAACATGTGGACGCAGCCGCCGGGCCTGGCCGATGGCACCGCAGAGGGCGCGGACTATGGATTCGATCTGCGGGCGCAGCTCAGCCGGGGGTTCACGCGGGATGCTCTCTTCGCGATGAAGATCGCCATGCAGAACCAAGCGCTGCGCGACGATCGCGTAGATGACTGCACCGTGATTCTGACGGCCTTTGAGGATGGCTCGCTGCTTGTGCGTGCAACCGTCAACGTCGGTCAGGCAGCATACCCGTTCTCATTTCGCTGCACCCCAAACACCGTGGGCGATCTCTACGTCGAAAGCTTGGGCACATGAGCGTTATCAGCCTGGCAGAACTGCTGTTGCCACGCAGTGCGCAGCAGATCATCAACGACACGCTGGCCTTTTACGCCAACCCGCCAGACCCGGCGCTGGTGTCGCTGCAAACCGCAAACTGGCGCACGGGCGGCCCGTATCGCTTCTTACTCTACCGGCAGGGCATCGAAGCTTCGCTGCTCTATCAGATCATCGCAGGGCTTGCTGGCTCCTCGTTTCTGCGCACCGCGCGCGGCAAGTGGCTCGACTGGCTGGGCGAAGACTACTTTCAGGAGCCACGCCAAAGCGCGCAGTTCGCGGCAGTCACAGAGCAGTTTACGATTCCGCTTGGCGCTGGCCCGCTGGGACCAATTGAGCTTCGCTGTGCGACTCCCGACGGACTGGAGTTTGTGAGCGTAGCGCCGGTGATGCTGCCGGCAGGCCCTGCGGTCATCAGTGTCTCAATGACGGCAGCAAAAGCGGGCGCCGTCTACAACGTTGGCCCCGGCACGATCACGCAGCTTATCAGTCCCAATGTCCTAGGCATAAGCGTTACCAACCTGGCAGCGGCCACGGGTGGCTTTGATCAGGAACCCGATGATCGTTATGCGCAGCGTCTGGCAGCAAAATTTGGGGTGCTGTCGACGGGCAGCACTCAGGCCGCGTACATCTATTGGGCTTTGACCGCATCACCCGAAGTGAAGCGCGTGCGGGTCTACTCCGACCTGCTCGGGGGCGTGTTTACCGACAACTACGTCACCGTGCTACTTGCCACCGACACGGGGCCCGTCTCGGCTGGCGCGATCGCCGCCGTGGATGCCTTTATCGCGCCTCGGGTGCCTCTTGACATCAAGCTGGATGTCGGCACCGTCAGCGTAAAAAGCGTCAGCGTGACTGGGGTGGTCAAGGTCTTCTCGGCCTACCGATCGCAAGCCCCTGGACGCATTGCCACCAGTTTACAGGCGCTGGCCGCGCAGGTGCCGATCGGGAGCTATGACCAGGGCCCTGTGCCGCTTGCCGAGATCGACGCCGCGGTCCTATACAGCCGGCAAGAGGTCTACGATTTTACGCGCGCCGCGCCCCTGGCGCCGGTGTCGCTGCTCTACAACGAGCTGTTGCAGCTGGTCAATGCGACCACGGAGACGGGTGTGTGATGGCGATTCAAGAGACCAGCGCACCGTTGGATTTTGCGTCCCTGCCAACCTCGCCGGCCTATCCCACCTGGGTCAAGCCGGAGCCCGCGGACAGGCCGACCAAGCACCGCAAAACGTACACGTTCGTACGCGGCTTGATGGCCACCTGGGATCGCATCGTGAATGCGGGGCGCAGCGCCGCTTATTGCCACGGGTCGCAGACCGCGCCCGCTGATGCGCTGGATCTGCTGGGCGAGACGTATGGCGGTCTCGCTCGCGCTATCAGAGACAGCGATAGCAGCTACCGCGCCTATCTGAAGGGTCCGCTCGATCGCTGGTACACCTTCGGCACGAAGGCTGGCATGGTGCGCGAGCTGGCTCACTTGGGCTATCGTGCCGAGGTTGTCAGCTGGCGCGATCTGGTCGATGCTGGAGCCGCAGCGCCCAATGTGGTCTTTGGCGGGCATGTCAACTTCTTCTTTGTTGCCATCTACGCGCCAAATGCAATCACAACCGGCTACACGCTGTGGAAGGTGAGTAATGCCAAGTGGAAGACAAGCACGGCGCGTTGGGCTGCTTCCACGGGCGGCCCGGACCTTGTCGGCGAGTTGCGCCGCGTCATCGCCATGGTGAAGCCCGCGCATACGAGCTGCCGCCATGTGGTGGTGTTCCGCGATATGCTGTCGGGACTGAACGCGCAAAAGCTCCCCACGGGCAGTTACACGGTGATTCCGTTTAACGAGCCTTGGGAGCGCATTCGCCCGACATACGCTTTTAACCCGTTCTACATCCAAAATCCCCTGGTGCCATAATGAGCGACACGGACCTGCAACAGTACAACGGCACGCCGCAGTGGGTGGATACAGCGGACTTTGAAACGCCAGCGGACCTCTATCTGGTCCCGACCGATGAAAACGTCGTATCCGCAGACAGCAATCTGGCCGGTGACGCTCCGGTCAATCGCGCCCTGCGGCTGATCAAGGACAAGCTCGACGGCCTGCGACAGGCCATTGTGGGCGACGTAGGACCAACGCGGCGGACCCTCTACAGCCTGCGCATCGATGGCGTCGGCGGGCAGGTGAATGCCGTTGGCCCTGGCGAGATCTCTGCGGATAACGAGATCCGGACAGCCTTGGGCGACTTTCGCGCTTCGCTTGGGCGGCTGTTGCTGCAAGACTCAGCGGCCTACGCACAGGTAGGCGAACCTCCTGCGGGCTATCTGCGCCTTTTCTCAACGGCGCTGCAGTGGTTCTTGACTGGGATGGGGCCGACGGACGCAAACCCGCCCCAGGGCACGGCTGTGCCGAATCGCCTAACCGCCAAGGCGGTGGTAAAGCACTACATGGTGGTTGCCTCCCAAGCGGGCGTCGTCAACCTGTTTGATGGCCTGGGTGATTGGACGGTATCCATCGTGGATACTGGCATGGCAAGCCCTGCGCGATATCGATTCCGCTTTGTATTGCCGACCGCGTTCGCGGATGCGCTGTACGCGCCAATCGTGCAATGGCAGGGTCCGAATACAAACGCTAATCAAGCAATGCCGATCGTCATGCTCGATACGTTGGCCCCCGGTGTTTTTGATGTAGCCGTGTTTGATTGGGGCCTCGGACAATTTGCCAATCTCAACGTTATAGATGCGCGCATTGCGGTCATTGCATGCGGACAGCAGAACACCTAAAGAGGACACATGAGCGTCAGTAGCGGATCGGACCGCATCGCCTTTGAGGAGCAGCCCGCGGGACCGGCTGGGCCAACAGGTCCGGCGGGTCCGGCAGGACCGGCATATCGGGAATACACCGCGGTTGGGGCTTACAGCCTCGGCAAGGTGGGCGCGTTTTCCGGGTCTGGAATCACGGTCGCGTCGTCGGCAGACGGCGTTGATGGGATCTTTGGAAACAGCGGAGCCGACGGAACCACCGCCAGAATCTACCCGTCCGGCGCACTTGTCGATGTCACCGGCGCAGGGCTCCCCACAGGCGATGTTTATCTCGATGTGGCGACTGGCAATGCCGTGCTTTACGGGTCGCTAATGGCTGGGAACCCGACGCGGTATCTAGGATACTGCACAGGCACAAAACTCACCGTGCAAATCGGTGATTCCTTCACGGTGTAAAATGACCAAACTTAGAATCGCAATCTTCCTGATTCTTGCGCTTGTCGTTGCTGGGCGAAGCCACTCGGCCGAATACAAGCCGCTATGTCGTAATTCATCGACTGGCAAAATCGAGCAATGCACCGGAACGCTTGATAACACACAAGCGCCCACAAACCTGGCTCTGGTGTCCGGCGCGGCTCAGGCGCTATATCTGCAAGAGCCGACGTCTGATATCGTTGGATACGAGACGCTTCGCTCTCAGCCGTCGAGCTTGCCGGAAGATTGGGACGAGGTCACCGTGTCCAGCGGGACCAGTCCGGTGGCTATGGACTCGTATGCGACAGATCCAGGCATTCCTGGGATCAATCAGTGGCCCGCCGGGAACTGGATTTTCCACGTGCACGCCACAGTAGACAGCAATGGCGGCGACACCCGCATAGCGTCAAGTGTCTACTCCCGGACAGTCGGCGGTGTCGAGACCCTGCTTTTCACAGCAACATCGCCAGAACTGGATACAGGCACGACCGAATACCAGTGGAATACCGTGCAGCCGCTGTATTTGACGGCGCAGACAGACCGGCTGATTGTCAAGTTCTTTGCGACGACAACAAGCACAGGCGCTCGCACCGTTCGGATCTATTACCAAGGGGTCACGCGCACATCCTACATCACGACGCCCATCCCCTCTCCGGTCCCCATTTCTGGCGCTGCAAATCAGGTGCTTGCGACCCCGTTGGGTTCTGACGGCGCTGTCACGTTGCGCAAGGTCGCAAGCAACGATTTCACAGACGGCACACTGGCGGTATCGAAGTTGCTCGGAGGAACTTCTAATTACTTCGTGGCGTCGAATGGCACATACGGAGTATGGGTCAATACGCCTGTCGGCTGGACAATATCCGGTGCCAGCAACACGTTCACGAATATCCCCGCCAACACGGCGCTTACAAACGCTGTTCCGGCCGTCAATGGCGGTACGGGGCAAACGGCATATTCTGTCGGAGATCTGCTTTATGCCAGCACTACCACTGCGCTATCCAAGCTCAGCATGGGCACCGCGGGGCACGTGCTCACAAGCAATGGTGCAGGGGTTGCCCCGTCGATGCAGGCGCCGATCGCAGGCACGGTGGTTTCTGGCACGTTTTCGGGGACCTACGATGTGCCTAAGACAACCTTTGCAAACGTCGGCTTGTCGCTGGTTCTCGCCGCTGGTCAGTGGCATGTCACGTTCGACGTGCGCAACCTCGTCAACACCAGTGCTGGTAACGGATTTGTTCGCCTGCGCCTGTACGACACCACAGCAGGCGCCGTAATTACCGACAGCGAAACGCAGGGCTTTTTGTCTGCCACAACCGGCGCGGCGTATGGTGGCACCACGTCGATCAGCAAAGATATCACCCTGACGGTCACGTCGACGATTAATCTTCAAGCTGCGCGCGATGCCGTGGCGACCTACAATGCAGCGCAAGTGATCGGCGATTCGGAGGGATGGACGCGCGGCACTGCGTTTCGGAGGCAGTAGGATGCGGATCCTGTTTGCGTGCATACTGCTGTTGGTGGCGTGCGGTCCTGCTGAGCGCCTGCCTGCGCCGACGCTTTACTCGCCGCGACCAAGACCCGGCGCGGTGATTGACCAGCACCCTGAGTGCGCCGACGCGTCGCAGCTTGGTCCGCTGGTCGCGCTTGGGTGCCGCGAGGGCTGCGTGGCGCGCGCGCGTCCGCAGGTGGTATGCGTGGACGATCCGCCGGGCGGACTGCTGGGACTGGATGCGGGCGCTTCGGTGCCAGCGTTTGCAGCGGTGTGGGACTCGCGCGGAGAGTGCCAGGGGTATCGCCTGCTGCGCCTGACCAAGTGCGCCGTGTTTGACAACTTCGCCTATAGCTGGGCCAAGCATCCGGCCCAGCCTGGCGAGTGGTGCAGCCGGCAGACCGAGCTTGTGCCGGACTGGGGATTCTTTGAGCGACCAGACGGCGGCAAGGGTCGGTTGTTTTGCCAGCACGAGGAGTTTTTACCCAATGAGTAAGGCCTTTGCGCTGTGCCTGTGCCTGTGCTTGCTACTTGGCTGTGGTGCCGAGGTGCAGCCCGTGGTCTGCCCAGAGTGGCAGGATCTGCGGCTGTGGCAAATCACGGGCTCTGCGCACGTGCTGGAGTACGACACCTGCCATCACGCCACAACGGCAAGGATGCGGGGACCTGGAGAGATCCAGGCGACACGCGATGCAGCAGGCACGCTCGGCGCCCTTGTGACCGCGGACTGCCCCGGCTACGTGCTCTATCTCGGCACCGTGCCCTTCCGCGGCCGCGTGGGCGAGCTTTTCACCTCCGCCACCCTGCCCAGCCCCGCCGCGGTGCGACTGACCGTGCCGGCGTCCTGCTGGGCCTCTATCCGACTGGACTTCAAGCCATGACCCGACTCGTCCCGCTGCTGCTTCTGCTGCTGTGTCTCTCTGGCTGCGCGACCCTGCGGCCGATCCTCGCTGACTGCGCGGCGCCTGCCGTCAAGGCGCTGGTGGCCTCCAACCTCGACCGCGGGGCCCGGGCCCTGGCCGGCGACCCCAGCGCCTGGGATGGCGCCGTGACTGACCTTGTCGCCGAGCTGGGCGGCGCTGGCGTGTGCCTGCTGCAAAAGCTCGCTCGCACCGAGACCGGCAGCCGGCCGCAAAGCGGAGAGCTCGCCGCGCCGGTGCAGCGCGGCCGCGATCTGGTAGGCCAGCGCGCGCGTCTGTGGCTTGAGGCTCACCGATACGAGGTGCCGCGATGACCTGGATCGATTTCTTCGGCCCGATCCTCGGCGGCGCCGTCGGCTCGCTGATCGCTCTGCTCGGCGGCTATCTGCGCGAGCGCGAGACGTCCCGGCGGTACGAGGCCCAGCTTGCCGCCGAACAAGCTCGGCTGCGTCAGCTCGCCGAAGCGCCGGAGTCTGCCCGCGACGAGATCGAGCGCTTCCCGATCAGCCGCCCACCCACCGTGGGGCCGCTCGCCGCGCTGGTGGCCCTCTCCCTGGGCGCTGGCGTCACTGGTGGCGCTGTGGCACCTAAAGCCGTCTCCTCACTGCGCGAGGGGCCGACCTACAAGAGCTGCGACCCACCGTGCCCTCCTGGCCAGCGCTGCGAGGGCGGCCAATGCACAGGCACTGCCCAGACCGAACCTGCGGAAGTCGCAGGCCGGCGCGCGATCGGGCCGGGGTCCTTCGTGCTGCTGCCCGGCTGGCGCGATGTCGCGGCGTCGCCCTGGGACCACGATCCGGCGCTTGACAGGCAGTAGGCGCCGCCGCCGGCAGGATGGGCGCGCAGGGCAGTGCTCCTTTGGGCTTGGCAGCGGGTTTGCTATCACGACGGACAGCCCGCGACGAATGCCGAACTCGTGAGCCTAGAACTCACCAAATACCGTCGTCGCGTCGAGTTTGTGGAGAGCCGAGCAAAAACGGGCCGTGTCTACTGCGCATCCACGCTGGCGCACGCTCGTGGCCGGGTCGCCCGCCTTGAGTGGCGCATGCGCTGCATCCGCGGCGAGCCGTCAACTCGCGCTTGACCACAGCCTCCGCCTGACTACTGCCCCGCCTTCTGACGCCTTCTACCTATCCCACCAAAACACACCCAAAAATCTAAGCGCTTGACCATAAACGGTACCGTCAAAACTACCGAGTTTTGTAGGCTATAGGTGTATAGGGTTTTCGGCCAGGCTTTGGATCTGGCACAGGACCCGAAGCCCCCACAGCAGCAGCCGGCGCGCAACCGACATCGCAAAAGCTCGGCGGTCGCATTTGTCCGTAGACAGCCGAGCGTTTTTGTGAGTGGCGCCAAGACATTCGCACCGCCAGCGACGGAGTGATACACAAAATGTTCGCAGTGCAAAATAGTGCTTGCCAGGGTGTTGCGAGATCAGGCAGAGTCTTTTTACCGATGGCCCCCGCTCTTACAGCCCAGAATTTCCGCGCTGCCGCGGATCCCCTCAGTGTGCAAACACTGCCGCGTGCTGCGTCGGGTCGCTGGGTGGCGCTT